GTAAGACCGGCGCCTTCGTCCCCGTGAACCGTGGAGGCGGGATCCTTCTCCGCGAGAAAGATGGTAACTACCATGCCGCATCAGGCAGTACCGGTCACCGGTGGGTACAGTTCGAGTCCTTCAAGGAAGCCCACCCAGACGACTGGAAGGAGTGGGTCGACTGGAGTTACTTCGAAGGTCTTGCGGACGATGCAAAGGCTGCGGTGGGAGACTTCGGGGACTTTGAGGCCTTCACCCTTGGAGCTTGATCCTTATCACTATGAAGGAGACTACGATGGATGAGTACGTGAACCAGTGGGAGTCGTACAAGGAGCTCTCGATTGAGAATGACCGGAATCCGGTTCTTGATGATCAGGTCATCTACGGGAACGATGTTAAGCACTTCACCTTGACAGTATATTCTCCTGAGGGTCGAGTCAGCAAGTACTGGAATACCCGTATCCTTGCGGACGACCTGGGTCGCTGCAGGATCGCCTGTCCTCGTGAGGGGAAGATTCTGTGCTTCGACTGGTTCAAGTGGACTGCGTATATGTTTACCCATGATGGCCTGAACGAGCTGGTGTTCATGCCTGGTTCGAGCAGGAAGACTATTTCCAGACTGTGGTGTGAGGAGGTGAAATAATATGGGATGCTGGCGCTGGGTTCTTGTCCGCGGTCCTTTCTGGCAGCGGCACTGGATGTTTGTGCAGGACGCTGGATGCTACCGGCATAACTACACCTGATGTGTAAAAGCCCCCGGGTCTGTAAAAGGGCCCGGGGGTCCGCGTCAGAAACTACGGGTATTATGAGACCCCTCTACTCGAAAGGAATACTCATGCTACCCGTTGCCAAGATTATCATCTCCGGACTCTCCTCCATTGGAGCTGGTATGATTGCCAGCAAGCTCACCAAGCCTATCGTCTCGAACGCAAATGGAATCGCTAAGATTCTGCTTTGGTTCGGATCGGTAGGCACTGGTGTTGCTGCTAGTGCAATTGTTGCCCGCGAAGTCGAGAAGCAGTTCGACGAGACCGTCAAGGCCGTCAAGGAAGCCCGAGACCACATCGATATCGAAGACTGATCTCTAGTTTATACCCCATTAACTTGGGGTATAGGCTTTTCTGAAAGGAGCACACATGCCAGGAAAGATTGTCGCCCACGATACCCACCTTCGGATCGACACGGAGTTCATCGAGCTCAAGGACTGCTTCGAGGCGTTCCGTCGAGGGGTGGAGTATCGAGAGAAGAATGACGTTGACGATATTCTCGTCATCTGTAACGCCCCCGACATCATTGAGTACCAGCTCAAGAACGGGGACAGTTTTATTGTCACGTATGATCCCATCCATCGGATCATCGTGATGCGGGTGTTCCTCCACGACGAGGACATCACCATCAAGCCCATCTATATTTGCAACAACCGTGAGTACCAGATCGCCTGCGAGTTCCTCAGGCAGATCATGCACGACAAGATCGACCTTAAGGATGAGTGGATCGCATGAGCAAGAAGAACCCCAGTGTCATTGATTACTTCGACCTCAATGGTGACCTGAACGAGGAGGCCTATGAGTTCGAAGACGTCAAGCTCGAAGAGTACATCGACAAGCGAAGTAACGTCAAACCATCCTGGGTTGGCAAGTACAGCCACCAGATGCACTTTGACCTTCCTGACGACACCGAGGTCAGCTTCTATAAGGGGCTGAACATTGTCTATGCGGACATCAACTTTGCAGGTGGGATCCGCACCATCCTGTTCAAGTGCCGCCAGAAGAAGAATCTTACTCGATTCATTTCCCGAGTGCTCGAGATCGCACAGGGAGATCCCTCAAATGTCCACCCTGATTTCCGCGCCTGATATTTAAGGAGAACACAATGGCACGACTGAACAACCTTACGATCGAGAACGCCCGAATCTTCTTCAAGGACTTCTCCGCCGCTGGTCCTTATGCCGGTGGTACGAAGCGCACCTTCTGCGTAGAGATCCCCGAGGACATGGTGGAGCAGCTCGAGCGAGATGGGTGGAACCTGAAGTCCCGGGAGTCTCGGAATGACCCGGATGCCCTCACCCACTATCTCAAGGTGGAGGTGTCCTACCGGGCTCGTCCTCCAAAGATCGTCTGCATCCCGAACCTGACTCGGCGAAAGGTGTTCATCACCGAGCAGACGGTGGACAGCCTGGACTATGTCGAGATCCTGAATGTGGATCTCACGATCAACCCCTATGTCTGGGAGGTCAATGGTAACTCTGGAGTGAAGGCATATCTCGGTACGATGTATGTCACGATCGCCGAGGACCCGCTCGACGCCAAGTACGAGGACGGAGAGGAGGCTGCCTGATGCGACGCTACGGTCTGTTCAACTTCCTGTTCGATGTCTTCATGGTCTCGGTGACTGGAGGCTTCTGGCTGATCTGGATCTTCATTCGGGAGATGCGGCGAGGCTGATTTTATACCCCGGGGTCTGTAAAAAGGGCCCCGGGGTTTCCCACTCATAGAAAGGACACACGTGGCTAGCCGACTTATCGTCAGCGCTGATGATATTCTGAAGGCGGTCAAGGAATCAGAGGAGTTCGAGAGGAAGGCCCTCACTGAGGCTCGGAAGCGAGACCGGGCTGAGGGCAAGGAACCTCGAGAGACTCTGTATCCTAACCCGGATCTTAAGCCTGGTCGAGAGATTGTGCTTGACTACATCAAGAACCCGGAGCGTCGTCGTACGCCACGGTGTTCCGTTCACCTTGAGAAGCGGACTGCGAATAACAGCTATCGTTTTATCGTAGACGTGTCTCAGGTAAGGAATCGAGAGCTTGCGGACGAGATAGAGAAGGATCTCTTCGCTTTCATGGACTACCTTCTCGACGAGTACGACATTCCCCGACGCATTAAAAGGAGCGCAAAATGATCTCTCTTATCAAGGTTGACGAGGGTCCCGTTGACATCTACGAGCTTCGTATGCAGTATCTTGCTAAGCTCAAGGAGACGGATGGGGTTATGCTCCCCACATTCATCTACAGGAACAAGGACCTCTTCATCACTGAGTTCAAGCCCACTTGTGATGACCAGTGGATCATGTATATGACGAACGCTGAGGGTCTCATCACCAAGATGCGGATCAAGAACGGCGACCTGATGAGTAATGGGTCGGTTCTGTTCCTTGCCGAGGATCGGAAGACCTACAACGCCAAGGAGTACTACGACTACTGGGCCGCTCGTGAGGGTAAGCCTGCTCCGTTCTTCTACGAGTCCCGGCAGTACCACGTGAAGTCGTTCATGCGGGTTCCCGGCTCTACCGATCTGTGGATCACCGCCGAGCGAGAGATTGGGCACTGGTACACCTTCCGCATGTCGGATGACCAGAAGTCCAGGTTCACCCGGCACACGATGACTAACGAGAAGGGGCACCAGAGTTACGACTGGGTCCTCGAGAATGTTGAGTGGGCCGCCGACACTATCCGTTATTTCTGAGGAGGATACGATGGAACTCACTGACGGCGGATGGTACAAGACCCCTCGTATTATCAAGGGGACGGACTTCCTTGCGCATATTCATGACACGTATGCATCTGGGAATGCTATGTATGTGGAGTTCAAAGCGTCCGAGGGAGAAGTACGTATCCTTGAGTACCGGCGGATCTATGACGTAGATACAGAAAGCGCGGTTCTGTTCACCATCAACACATATCCGCAAGAGAGTATCCTCCTCAAGAACATTGAGGAGTATGAGTTCATCCAGTACCGACCCCAGCAAGCATGGAAGGCTATTCACATGGGAAGCACTAAGCGGTTCAGCGTCAGCAACTTTGAAGAGCTGTACATCGACCAGACGTTCCGTAGGTTGACCCCGGTCATTTTCCGACACTTTGATCACTCCTGGATTGTTATGGGTCTTGAACTGTCGGATTCTGAAGAGGCGGAGTGGTTCATCTACCTCAAGCGACAGAACGGTGAAGGTATGACCCGGGTTCACTTTACCAAGGACCAGAAGTTCATCTACAATCCCATCTCGGGTTCTTGGTCCCTTGACGACCCGACGCAGGAGATCAAGGACCTCGAGGAGATCAAACAGACTCTCCGAGCCGATGCTATCCTGGATGTGACTGTCTCGGGTGTACCTATGAAGCTGATCCGGGTTCAGGAGATCGCAAAGGGGGTTCTCTTCTTCGTCTTCCAGGACGAGGAGAAGAACAAGCGGTACTACTACAATCGCCCAGCCATCAAGCTCCGTATCGTAACGGATCCGACCACTGGCGAGCAGAAGTACCTCCTGGACCACATCAAGGCCATGCACATTGACTGAGCGCTGGAGAAATTTACCCCACCCCTACTCAAGGTATGAGGCATCTGATCTCGGTCGGGTGCGGAATATCTCGAGTGGGCGAGTTCTTCGGATCCAGAAGTGCTCAGACGGGGCTCCCGGGTTCTCCCTGTATCGTGATGACTCAGGTAAGCAGACCATGGTTCGCTGTGGTGTGACTATCTGGCGTGCGTTCAACGGAGAGCCCGGGAGGGGCAACTATGTCATCCACCTCAATGGTGACATGGCTAATGCCCGTCTCGAGAACCTGGATCTCGTTTCGTACTCAGCGTATCGGCAGGCCTGGTATGATGAATACAACGCTCGGATGGATGCTCTCTATGAAGAGACCCGGTCCGAGTTCGATGGCTACATCTTCGGCTCATGCACTGAGTCGGAGGCGGATAGAAAGGTTCGCTTTGGCGACTGAGCAGTGGAAGACGATCCCCGGCCTCAACGACAAGTATGAGGTGTCGGATCTTGGGCGGGTTCGAAATCGAAACACCGGTCGTTTCCTCACACCCCGGTACAAGGACGGGTGCTACATGTATCGCTTCGAGAAGCCTGGTGCTGGTCGTCAGCGCAAGGTGTACTCGGCTGCAGTTCTTGTGTGGAGTCTGTTCGTCGACAAGATCCCGGATGGATACTGGGTTCAGTACAAGGACGGCAACCGGCGAAACCTCGCTGTGTCAAACCTCTACCTCAAGAGCAACTCCGAGTTCCGCAAGGAGGAGTACAAGGAGGGTGTCCTTGGGTTCCAGCTCGTGAAGTCTGCATACGACGAGTGGATCTTCGGAGACTGCCTAGAAAGGAGAACTTGGTAGGATGACAGTTACGTATCGCCCTGAGCAGATTCAGGCGGTGCGTCAACTGCAGAACGGCAGCATCTTGGCGGGTGGCGTTGGTTCGGGGAAGACCCTGACGAGCCTGGCGTGGTATCTCACGTCGGTTTGTAACGCCGCCTCGTTCAAGAAAGGGGGGTCCTTGGCTAAGAAGAAGGTCAAGGGCTCCCCTACGCTGTATGTCATCACAACCGCTAAGAAGCGGGACTCCCTTGAGTGGGAGGAAGAAGCTGCGCGTCTCGGTCTGAGTACTGATCCTGATTGTTCGTTCACCGGCTCCGCCATCGTGGTGGACTCGTGGAACAACATCGGGAAGTACTCGGATCGAGAACACGCGGTATTCTTTTTTGATGAGCAGCGTGCTTCCGGCAGTGGGCGCTGGGTCAAGGAGTTCCTCAAGATAGTTAAGAAGAACACCTGGCTTCTGCTCTCAGCAACTCCTGGAGATGTCTGGATGGACTACCTCCCGGTATTCATGGCTCACGGATTCTTCAGGACTCGTACGGAGTTCATGGAGGATCACGTCATATTTGACCGCTTCGCAAAATACCCCAAGGTCAAACGATACATAGGGGAGGCGAAGCTGCAGCGACTTCGACGGAGTATCCTTGTGGAGATGCCGGTGGAGCGACACACTACTCGTGAGAGGGAGACTGTCTACTGCGACTACGACCGTGACTTGTATAAGTGGGTCGTGAAGAATAGGATGGATCCCTGGACAGAGGAACCCCTTAGAGATGCAGGTGGGGTCTGCAGAATCTTGAGAAAGGTGGTCAGTGACAATGACCGGCGTTCAGAGCAAGCCAAGCGCATACTCTCAAGCAATGAGAGGGTTATCGTATTCTACAATTACAACTATGAGCTCGATCGAATCCTTGCAGTTGCAGAGAGCCTTGGACTGCCTACGGCGCAATGGAATGGACATCGGCACGATGCTATACCAGCAGAACCTCGATGGGTCTATATCTGTCAGTACACCTCGGCAGCAGAGGGATGGAACTGTACTAGTACCGATACGGTTCTCTTCTGGTCCCTCAACTATTCCTGGCGAGTGACTGAGCAGTGTGAGGGTCGGATCGACCGATTGAATACCCCGTATTCTCGGTTGAAGTACTACTTTCTTGAGTCTCATTCCTCGATAGATGAGGCGGTTCGGCGGTCGCTGAGCTCGAAGAAGGTGTTCAACGAGAGGGCATTCGTCGGTTAGAATACGTGTGACGGGATACCAAGTGGCCACTAAGTGGCCATTTTTTTGACCATGTGGCCACTTTTTCGTGTTACGGGTGTTACTGATGTTACTCGTCACACGTATTGTGGCCAAAAAAGTGGCCACTTGGTGTCACACGTATTGTGGACTTTTCCTTGGAATTGCAACGAAAAGTCGGAAGTGGCCATTTTTTGTGAAATTTATTAATTGATTGATTGATTGATTTTTTTTATTATATATGAAAATAGGGTTTTTGACCACTTTTTTGTCCACCCCCCTCCTTGAGGCCGTTTGATGATGTTTGATGATGTTTATCGATTGAATTTTCACATTAGTCACATCTGTAACAAAACCCCACCCTTAATCAAGAATACCCCTCTACAATACGTGTGACACCCCTTGTCGCAAACTACGCATATAATGATAAGAAGGATAGAAACAAGCCTATCCCTTCTTATAGGCTTACCCAGAGGAGCACACCATGCGTGAGTCACAATTCCAGGCACAGCTCATTAAGAAGCTGAACAAGATGCTACCCGGGATCATCATTCTGAAAAATGACCCCAACTACATTCAAGGCATCCCCGATCTGATTCTTCTCTACAAGAATCGTTGGGCAGCCCTTGAGGTGAAGCGAGGCGCTATTGCCTCAGTCCGTCCGAACCAGGCACACTATGTTCGGACAATGCATGCGATGTCGTATGCCGCATTCATCTACCCTGAGAACGAGAGCGAGATCCTCAGTGAAGTTCAACAATCACTCACAGCTTAGTGGGGCCCACGCATTCCTTTCCGCCAGTAAGTATCACTGGCTCAACTACTCTCCAGACAAACTGATCGAGACCTTCCGAACCGCCCAGGCTGCCGCAAAGGGTACCCGTCTTCACGAGCTCGCCGCTGAGCACATTCGATTGAAGATGCGCATGCCTCGAAACAAGGTGACATTCAACAACTATGTTAACGATGCTATTGGGTTTCGGATGGAGCCAGAGCAAGTCCTGTTTTACTCGGTCAACTGCTTTGGCACTGCTGACGCTATCTCCTTTGACAAGGGTCTGCTTCGCATCCACGATCTGAAGACTGGCGTTCACCCCGCCAAGATTGATCAGCTCATGATCTACGCGGCACTCTTCTGCCTCGAGTATGATGAGCGTCCTGGGGCTATCAACTACGAGCTACGTATCTACCAGAATGACGATATTCAGGTAGCAAACCCTGAGGGCGACGATATTGCCCCGATTATGGACACCATCATTCAATTCGACAAGCTTATCGAGAAGATCAAGGAAGAGGAGGCCTAATGGATCTCGCCCACTATGGTGTTAAGCGCCGTTCGGGGCGCTATCCTTGGGGTTCTGGTCAAGACCCCCACCAACACTCTGGTGATCTCCTTTCGACCATCAAGGATCTGAAGGCGAAGGGTCTCTCCGAGACTGAAATTGCCAAGGGTCTTGGAATGACCACCACCCAGCTTCGAGCCCAGAAATCCATTGCTAAGAACGAGAAGCGTAAGGCTGACGTTGCAATGGTGGCCCGGCTCAAGGAGAAGGGGATGTCCAACACGGCCATTGGTCGTCGTATGGGCATCAACGAGTCCTCCGTTCGAGCGCTTTTAGACCCCACCCTCAAAGAAAGGGCGGGGAGTACTGAGGCACTAGCCAAGGAACTCAAGAAGCAGGTCGGTAAGGACGGTCTTCTCGACGTCGGTCTCGGCGTTGAGGTCAATATGGGTGTCACAAGCACCAAGATGAAGACTGCCACCGCCATGCTCGAGGCTGAGGGCTATCACGTCCACAAGGTGAAGGTCCAGCAGCAGACGACTGGTAAGTTCACCGAAATGAAGGTCCTGGTGCCTCCGGGCATGGACTACAAGACGGTTCTGGCCAAGCGGGGCGAAATTAAGGCCCCCGGGGTCAATATTGAGGACCGGGGTCATACGGTATACGGTATCGAGAAGCCCACTGCAGTTTCCAGTAAGCGACTGAAGGTTCGCTATGGAAATGAGGGTGGTACTGATATGGACGGTGTCATTGAGGTTCGACGTGGAGTCAAAGACCTCTCCCTCGGTTCTTCCAACTATGCTCAGGTTCGAATCAGTGTTGACGGCACGCACTACCTCAAGGGTATGGCGATGTACTCGGATGACATCCCTAAGGGATATGATCTCCGGTTCAACACGAACAAGAACCCCACCGGAAATAAACTGGATGCCCTCAAGAAGCAGACAGGTGACCCGGCGAACCCATTCGGTTCCGTAATCCGCAAGCAGCTTCACTACACCGACTCGAACGGTCGGAAGAAGCTCTCTGCGATGAACATCGTTAACGACGAAGGTACTTGGGGTGATTGGTCGAAGACCTTGAGCTCCCAGTTCCTTTCGAAGCAGCCAGTCTCTCTTGCTAAGCAGCAGCTTCAGAAGGTACGAGACAAGCGCCGTGCTGAGTTCGAAGAGATTATGGCTCTTACGAATCCCTCGGTTAAGAAGAAGCTGCTTCAGTCGTTTGCTGATTCTGTTGACTCCGATGCCGTTGATCTTAAGGCGGCAGCTCTACCTCGGCAGGCCAGTCAGGTTATCCTTCCCGTTCCCAAGATGAAGACTACGGAGGTTTACGCCCCCAACTTCAAACATGGGGAGAAGGTTGTTCTTGTTCGTCACCCTCACGGTGGACGTTTCGAGATTCCTGAGCTGACAGTCAACAACAAAAACCCCCATGCTAGAAAAGCAATAGGGACCAAGGTTAAGGATGCAATCGGAATCCACCCCAAGGTGGCTGAGCGTCTGTCTGGTGCAGACTTCGACGGAGACTCCGTTCTCTGTATTCCGAACAACAGCGGAAAGGTGAAGACCTCTCCTGCGCTGAAGGGCCTTAAGGATTTCGATCCCAAGGTTATGTATCCTGCCTACCCCGGAATGACACCCATGACTTCTAAGCAGAAGCAGATGAAGATGGGTGAGGTCTCAAACCTGATCACTGATATGACTATCGGTGGTGCAAACCAGGCTGAGATTGCCCGGGCCGTTAGGCACTCCATGGTTGTGATTGATGCCGAGAAGCACAAGCTCAACTACAAGCAGTCCGAGATTGACAACGGTATTGCCGCCCTCAAGAAGAAATACCAGGGCAAGGCAAATGCTGGGGCTTCCACTCTTATCAGCCGTGCTTCTTCCGAGAAGCGTGTTGCTGAAAGAAAAGCCCGGTCCGCTTCAAAGGGTGGGCCTATCGACAAGAAGACTGGACGCAAGGTCTATGAAGAGACTGGGGCTACTTATGTAGACAAGCATGGTAAGACCGTGCTTCGTACTGAGAAGTCTACTAAGTTGGCCGAGACCCATGATGCATACTCCCTTGTCTCTAAGAACGGGAGTGCTATTGAAACGGTCTATGCCAATCACTCTAACGAACTGAAGGCTATGGCTAACGAAGCCCGTAAGGCTACGCTTGCTATCCCCTCTGTTCGAAAGAACCCCCAGGCTGCAAAGACCTATGCCCCTGAAGTTAAATCCCTCAAGGCCAAAGTTAATGAGGCCCTCCGGAATAAACCCAGGGAAAGACAGGCACAGGTCCTGGCTGATGCGGTCATTAGGGCTAAGAAGCAGGCTGATCCGACTCTTGCCAATGATAAAGAGCGTCTCCAGAAAGCCCGGCGCCAGGCTTTAGCCGAGGCCCGTTCAAGAACGGGGGCTGGTAAGAAGCCTTTCGCTATCACTCCTCGAGAGTGGCAGGCTATCCAGGAAGGTGCTGTCTCACAGGCTGCTCTCAATAAGGTTCTTGAACTTGCTGATGAATCAGTAGTGAGGGAACTGGCTACACCTAGGTCTCAACCTAAGGTATCGTCCAGCATGGTGTCTAGGGCTAAGGCTATGAGTAGCAGAGGTAAGACTGCTGCTGAGATTGCTGAAGCTTTGGGAATCTCAACAACTTCTGTACACCGTGCTCTTGAGGAGGGCTGACCACACCATGGTACACACCCTCTCACAGTGCCTCTCTGAGGAGGTCTACTATGGCTAGGATGCTGTCCACAGTGGACAATCCTTACGATCCAAGAACTTCATGGGACGAATGGTTTGCTTTTGACACGGCCCACGGCTACGGTACCTGTGGCCTGGTGGCTAGGCTGTGCACTACAAGCGATTCGTTAAGTGAAGAACTTGAAATCGAAGAAATTGAAAATGCAATTGATCGAATTCTCAATCTTGATGGAACAAATTTCTATCAAACTTTCGAGATCGATGATTGAAAAATAAAATTTCTTCGACGACAC